TTTATTCATAGTCAATTTGCTGATGATAATCAAGAATTTGATTTACAAAATTTTTGGTTAACTGGTCGATTAGAATTAGGTAATGGTGAGGAGTTAGTTATATCTAAACAGATTGCAGAGCCTATGCATTGGGTTACAAGTCCTATACATACGCTTTTAAACAAAGGTGCTTCTTTACCTAAATCAGCTATGGAAATTATGTTTGGTAAACAATGGGTATCACTTAAACATGGTGGTAGTATTACAGGCCCGACTTTTAATAGAGCAGACCCTAAAGATTGGTTAAACTGGTTTGGAAATAAAGTAACACCAATATCAATAAGTCCTTTTAAACAAGCACTAACAGATGATGATGTTCCTGCTGGTTATAAAATGTTTGAAAAAGCAGTGTTAGGTTTTGTTGGTTTTCCTAGATATGGGAAGCCAGATAAAAAAGGTACAAATTTTACAGTATATTAATTAGGAGATAAAAATGAACCCAAATGAATTAAAGTTAGAAGAACTAAAACAAGCTGAAGCACAGATTAAAGCTGAAATAGCAAGGGCTAATGCTGAAGTTGCACAATCTAAAGCTGATGAAATTCAAGCTGGTAAACCAACTGAAGAATCAATGTTAGCATACACTCGTGGAATGACAGGTAATAGAGATGCTGAAGGTAGTTTAATTCCAGCAGGTCAACATCTAATGGAAGATGGTACACTTATGGCTGATGATGAAATGGAAACTGAAACCGAAGCATCAATGTCTATGGAAGAAGCTATGGCAAGTTTAGTTATGAAAAGTAAAGGTGATTATGATTCTTATAAAGACAAAGGAACTATTGGTGAAGCAGCAAAAGCAGCAGGTATGAGTCGTGTAGATTTTGTAATGTCGAAAGAATTTCAAGCTGTTTATGGAAACAAATACGATAAAGATGCTCAACCATTAGAGGTAAATGTAACTGGTGATGAGTCAAACAGAGAGGGATATCTTTACGGTCAAGAACTTGAAGATGCACTTGATAAAAAAATGCAAGAAAGTTATGACATGGATATTAATGCTAGAAAAGATGTCGAGTCTGCCAAGATGAGAGCAGGAAGTACAGGGATGCAAGATAGAGCAACACCAATGAAAGACGACACTCCATCTAGGTCTATGGGTATGACTGAAGATGCAGGTGGTACAAGTAGTGTTGATACAAAAGATGACTTTTGGAAAACTGAAGAAGGTTATAATAAAGCATTGGAAATGTTTGGTAAAAAACCAGCATGGGTTAAAGAACCTACAATGATGTTTAATCCAACAACACAAAAGTATGAAAAAATTAAAGAAGAAGATAAAGAACAGTTTGAAGATTTGGGTATTTCTGCTGACATTAAGCGTATGTTCGGCTAGTAGTATGGGCATGTTAACAAAAAAATCTGACGAAGTAGAAGCGTCATTACTTAGAGCAGGGTTTGAGGAAGATGAAATTCCTGCTTTACTAGGTAATATAGATGTAGAAACTGGTGGTACTTTTGACTTTACACAGATAGAAGATACTAGTAAAGATGAAAAAGGTTATGGATTATTTCAGTTTACTGGTGGACATCTATCATCTTACTATGATTATCTAAAAGATACAAACCAAACAGATGGCATGGATGCACAAACTAAATTTGTTTACTCTAACATCTATGACAAAAACCCACCTCATGTTATTGGTGCAGGTAATCAAAAGAAAATCCAAAATGCATTTGATGATGGAAGTCTGGCTGAACAATCAGATGTGTTTGGTAAATGGTATGAACGCTTTAAAGGTTCAGAAGATTCTGATACTATTGTTCCTAGTATGCTTCGTGGTCGTTGGTGGGATAAATATTTAGATAAACTAGATAGATTTGTACCCGATAGCCAAGCCCCATCATACAATGAAAGAATAAAAAGGGCTAGAAAGTACGATTAGATACCTGTTTGTAATCACAAGTACAGGTAAACTTGCCAAAAAAGGGGCTACTAAGACCCTTCGATTATGTTGATTGTACATACTCGCATCAACGACAAGCCTTAAACTATATTACCACATCATAATTGAATGAGGGGTATGGTAATATCAATGATGTACTCACTGTAAGAAGTTCCCCTCTAAATCTATGTTACTGGCAACCTCAATTTATCTCTATCTAAATTTGCTACGGACAACTCTCCGTTTAATGCAAATATCTTTAACAAAGAAGAGCGACTAATTCCATATCTCTCTGCCTTTGCATCTATAAATTTTAAATCTCTTTTGTTAATCTTTAGATTAATTTGTTCTGTTGCTTCGTTCATAAGTTACTCAATTCAAAATAGGAATTATACCTTAGTAAATAGAATCTATTTAACCTATTAACATTGTAACAAATAATAGAAAACAATAAAACAATGCTATCCAATACATACTCATAACTTACACACTCCATCTTCACAATCATCATCACTTACAGCAGATACAATGTATTCATTTTCACTGTACTTTTTTTGTACATTTGAGGTAAGGGTTAATAAATTACCATGACTAAACTGTTGCAATAAATTTTCGTAACTTCTTATCTCACATCTTTTTAAATATTTATTATAAGCCTCATCAAACTTTAAACTTAATACTGTTGCTCTTCTTGCATAGTCTGTTGCCAATGCCTCACATAATTCTGCCCTCGTCATTTTTTTGACACTCCTTTTGTTTGTATAAGATATGTGGGTCTGTGCTATAAATCTTTCTAGCATAAATTTCCACAACTTGTTTATCGTCTATAAAAAAAACAGTATTTAGACTGTCTAGTATTGCTTTAATGTAGTTATCTATATCAGCATTGTTATTACAATAAGTATTGTTATGTATTTCTTTTTTCTTTTTTGACCATGACTTAGGTATCTCTACCATGAAGTCTATTGAAACAGAAAGCAAGATATCACAGGGAGTCGTATTCAACTCACTTGTAAGTGCTTCCATATCTGTTTTAAACTTGGTGTATTTCTTTGGGTAGTAAGTAGACCACCTTGTAACTCGTGGTCTTGACGCAGGAACAGGACTTATATTAAATCTTTTAGAAATTAGTCTGGTATTTATTTCCGTAGTCATTTTCAGTTTCGTATCGCAAGGTTTCTAATTCATTAATTGCTAATGTTAACACAAACCTTATTTGCATATCTCTTGGTTCATCTTCTTCCCTTGCTAACTCTAATGCATCTTTGAGATTTTGTATTATACTTTCTAAATCATCTATCATACTGAGTTACTATTCTATAGTCATCGTTATGTGGTAACTTTATACTATGCTCACCAGCTAACATGTCTATTTCGCAAATGTAATCTATAAACTCATTAACTTTTAGTTCTGTTGTTGAGGGTATCTGCGATATTACTTTGCCTTTCTTTGTTTCAAATTCAATCTTAGTTAAGAACATATCACCAAGAAGTAAATGCATTTCTTGTTTAGAATAACCAATTTCCTTTGACATGATTTCTACCCAACACCAGTATAATCTGTTTTGAGCATCTGTTCTTTTAGTCTTACCTATTTGGATAGTGGCTTCCTTAGTCATTGGATTCTCTAAAAAGTAATCTTGTACCAAAGTTTTAAATATAGCTTCCTTTGGTTTATCTCTATGAATACTTCTACTAATCATTGTACATCATCCTTGACAAGTTTTTCAATTAATTTTTCAATATAATATCTGCACTTTCTTAAATCTTCTATTTGCCCCTCACCCTTATGTTTGTGTGCATGTCTACATAAATACTTTAAGGCAGACGCAGTAAGGTAATCCATATTTTGGTCAATGATAAAATCAATAACCTCAATCTTACCTTGCGTATAGTGTGAGGGGTTGTTCACAATGTCGTTCTCTTTATCCACCGACCCATCCCATAAACAATGCAACTACTACTATAGCTAAAAATATAGTTAGGCTTCTGTTCTTTAAAACTTTATCTACTAACACTTTTAAATCTTCCATACATCACTCCTTTAATTAATGAAGTTCTATTTTAACTTAATCAAGCCTTCTCTGTGAAGTATTTTTTGTGTACATATTACCGCCCTCAATACTTGCAACTCTAACCATTCACTTTCTAGTGGTGGGTCAAGATGTTTACGACCATCATATATGTCGTGGCAATTAAGACAAGCGTACATTCCAAACAGGTCTGCTTGTTTCCTTGCCATGCCTCCACCATTCATGTGTGCAAAAATTACGGTTTCATTATCGGGCATACACCCATGTAATCTAACTTGGCAAGGCTTACCCCTTGCTGATTGTGTGATTTTAGTCATGTATAACTCCATCATCGAATGTCCATTTCACTGGCGTAGCATGGTCAAGACACTCAGAACAAATATCTGTATCACCTATAAATTCTGTATGACAACACCAACTAACTAGTTCTTCTTCTTTATTATTCACCATAAATATTTCGCTCCATGTCTGAGAATTTAGAATACTGACCCTCAAACTTACATTTGACCCAGCCAATCTGACCCATTCTGTTCTTTGCTACTATAATTTCTGCTAATCCTCTATCTTCTGACTCTTCTTTAGTATAATATTCATCACGATACACCATAATAATACAGTCAGCATCTTGTTCAATCTCACCAGAAGAGCGTAGGTCGCTCATAAGAGGGCGTTTATTCTCTCTCTGCTCAACTCCTCTACTCAACTGAGATAGTAGAATTATAGGTATGTCTAGTTCCTTAGACAAATACTTTAGTTCTCTAGTTATGTTGCCTAGTTCTGATATCTCTTTGCCTTTATCATACTTCATAATTTGTAAATAATCAATAACAATACAATCAATGCCAGTCTGACCATTCATCTGTCT